ATTTCGCACAGAGTATTGGATTTGAAGTAGTTCCTTATGTAACATATAACAGTAAAACAGATGATATTGATAAAAAAATTGAAGAATTAAAAGCTATTGCAGAAGAAAAATCATATCCAATTGATGGTCTTGTAATTACTTATGATAATGTAGAATATGGAAAATCTCTTGGATTCACGAGTAGTCGTCCTAGACATTCATTGGCGTTTAAATTTTATAATGAAGAAGTAGTAACAATATTAAAGGATATTGAATGGGGAATGGGGAGAACTGGACAGCTTACTCCTGTAGCACTCTTCAATGACGTATTTTTGGATGGGACGACAGTAAATAGGGCTTCATTACATAATGTAACAATTTTAAAAGAATTACAACTTGGTATTGGAGATGAAGTTACAGTATATAAATCTAATGAAATTATTCCCCAATTACGTGATAATTTAACAAGAAGCAATACAATTACAATTCCATCTACTTGTCCTATTTGTGGTTCACCTACAAAAATTAAAAAAGAGAATAATAGTGAGATACTTACTTGCACCAATCCTAACTGTAAAGGTAAGCTCCTTGGAAAGCTTTGTCATGCAGTATCTAAAAAGGCTTTAAATATTGATGGACTATCAGAAGCAACATTACAGAAATTTATTGATAGAGGATGGTTACAATGCGTTGAAGACATTTATCATTTACCTTTATATAAAGATAAAATTTCTCGCATGGAAGGTTTTGGTGCAAAATCCACTAAGAAGCTTATGGAGAATATTGAAAAGTCAAAAGATATTACATTAGATAAACTCATCTCATCTCTATCAATTCCACTCATTGGTACTACAGCCAGTAAAGATATTGCAAAATTCTGTGATTATGATATTGAAAAATTCAAATTAATCATGGGGAAATCTCCATATAAGTTTACTAAAATTGAAGGATTTGGAGATAAAATGGCTCATTCTTTATTTGATTGGTGGTCTGATAATGTTAAAGAATTTCTTGAATTAGAAAGGCATTTCCGATTTAAAAAGATAGAGAATAATATCAATGTAGATAAATTAAAAGGTCAGAATTTTGTAATCACTGGTAAATTACATCATTTTGCAAATAGAGATGCGTTAAAAGAAAAGATTGAATCTTTAGGTGGTAAAGTTGTTGGTTCTATTTCATCCAATACCAGTTTCTTAATTAATAATGATGTGAATTCCACAAGTAGTAAAAATACTAAAGCAAAGAAGTTAAATATTCCAATTATCTCAGAAGATGATTTTATCAAAATGATTGGAGAATAAAAGAAATAGGAGGTTTTATGAACAAGTTAACAAAATTATTCATGGTGGGTGCTTTCTCATCTATACTCAGTGTCGTCCCTGTAAGGGCAGGGACGTTAAATTTTCAGACATATTTTAAAGTAAAAACAGTAAAAATTCAAAACAATCATGATGGTTATTTAAATGTATTCAATGGGAAAGATGAAAAACTTTTTGCAGCGAAACGTGATGTAAAAACAATGTATACTACTGTCACATTAAATATCAGAAAAGCACCATCTGTAGATAGTAAAGTTATTAAAACTGTACAAATCGGTACAAAATTAAAACGTATTGGTGATGGATCTTGTGGTTGGGATATTGTAAAGCTTAAAGATGGTACAAAAGGTTTTGTATGGGATGAATATTTATCAGAGAATAATCCTTTTGAAAATTTAGGCAGATTCCGTATCACATATTATTGTAACTGTGATGAGTGCAGCGAAGGATATGGAAGATTAACTAGTACAGGGCATATTTGTTATAGTGATTACACAATCGCTGTTGACCCTGATGTAATTCCATATGGCACTACAGTATATATCAATGGTAATGAATACTATGCGGATGATTGTGGTGGAGGAATTAATGGTAACGAGATAGATATTTATGTAGACCATCATGAACTCACAACAAAGAATGGAGTTGATTATTATGATGTATTTATCAAGAAGTAAGGAGAATAAATGTTAAAGAAAACGTATTTAATCAATCTGTCAAATATTAATAATTTGCAGAATTTTGTAAATGATTTAAACAATATGGTAGTTTCTGATGTAGATGCAATGGTTGGAAGATATACAATTGATGCTAAATCTATATTAGGGATGATGTCAATTTGTAATAAAAATATTAGAGTTGGGATACATAGTTGTTCATCATATGATTTTCAATGTTTTAAAAATATTTGTGAAAAGTACGAGGTGACTGAATGAAAAAGAAAATATATTTGTCTGGTGCAATGGGATGTTATTTGGGAACAAAAGAAGAAGGTTATGCTGAAATATGGAGAAAAGAGACAGAAAAAGAATTTCAGTTAACTAATTCTAGTTTTAATATTTTCAATCCAACGAGATATTACAATTATAATGAACATTCTGATGGGAAAGAAGTCATGAGATACGAGTTAAATCAATTAAAAACATCAGATATCTTATTAGTAAATTTGAAAGATGTTGATTCATCTGTAGGAACAATCGAAGAGATTTTTTATGCATATATTTTGGGTTTACCAATTATTGGATTTTTACCAGAGTTAGATAATACGAATAATACTTTTGTTCATCCTTGGTTATATGAACAAATTGACAAAGTTTTTGAGGGTAAAGATTCTATGCAGGATGCAATTTATTATATTGAAGATTATTATGGAGAATAAACTATGGCAGTGAAACTTAGAGAAGAATCTGAAAAATCAACAAAATCTTATTTCACGAAAGAAGAAAAAGAGGTTCTTCTTGACTTGATTTGTAGCAAACAGATTCATTTAATTCTTAAAAATCATAAAAACTATGAAAATGAAAAATATCAGAATTTAGAGGAACTTAAAGTTAAAATAAAAGATATGTAAGAAAGGATTTTATTTATGAAAACAAATTATGAAAGAATTATCGCTTTAGAGAATATAACTCTAGGCGATTGTATCTATATGTATGGGATTAGAAAGGAGATGGCAGTAATTGAAAACGGAGAAGTGATAGATTTTATAAAAGAAAATATTGATATGTAAAATAGGAGGAATTATATTGAAAGTAATTAAGAGAGATGCTAGTTTAGTTGAATTTGATGAGCAAAAAATTTACAATGCTATTATGAAGGCTATGAAGAATGGTTCAGGAATTGTAAAACCTAAAATTGCTGAAAGTATTGCTAAAGAGATTGAAGAAAAATTTATAAATGAAAACGCAGATGAGATTGATATTTCGGATATTGAAAGTTTAGTCTATGATAAATTAATTACTAAAAAACAAAGACTTACTGCAAAATCATATGAAGGATATAGAAGTATTCATGAATTTCAAAGAGAAAAAAATACTATAGATAAAGAAATTGAAGAGCTTCTGACTGGCACCAGTGAATATTTGATGAATGAAAATTCAAATAAAGATGGAAAACTCGTCACCACGCAAAGAGACTATATGGCAGGAATTGTTAGTAAAGATATGAGCAGAAGATATCTCTTAACTCCTGAAATTGTTCAGGCTCATGATGAAGGAATTATTCATTTTCATGATATTGATTACTTTGGACAGAAAACACTACATAACTGCGATCTTATTAATCTGAAAGATATGCTTCAAAACGGAACAGTGATTAGCGGAACACTTATTGAAAAACCACATAGTTTTTCAACAGCTTGTAATATTGCAACACAAATTATTGCTCAAGTAGCTAGTTCACAGTATGGTGGACAGACTATTACATTATCACATTTAGCACCATTCGTTGATGTAAGTAGAAAAAAAATTAGAGAAGAAGTAGAAGAAGAACTTAATTATATTAATGGCGGTGGCGTATATGAAGATCAATTATCTATCATTAATGAAATTACTGAATCACGTCTTGCAAAAGAAGTAAAAAAAGGCGTTCAAACAATTCAATATCAGGTGGTCACACTTATGACGACAAATGGACAAGCTCCTTTTTTAAGTGTAAATATGTATTTAAACGAAGTAGAAGATGAACAAACTAAAGCAGATTTAGCACTTATTATCGAAGAAGTCTTAAAACAACGTATTCAAGGTGTTAAAAATGAGCAAGGTGTATGGATTACTCCTGCATTTCCAAAACTTCTATATGTTCTCGAAGATGATAATATTCATGAAGGAGATAAGTATTGGTATCTTACAAAGTTAGCTGCACAATGCACAGCAAAAAGAATGGTACCAGATTATATTTCAGAGAAGAAAATGTTGGAATATAAAATTGATAAGAATGGAAATGGAAATTGTTATCCGTGTATGGGTAAGCGTAAACTACAGCCCAGGATAAACCGATTGAACCTTATTGCTTAGAGGGTGTGACTTAATAATAAGTTGCTAACGGATAGGTCTTAGCGAGAAGAAATTTGATGACCTAAGATGAGTACCGTGCCAAGCCTATAAAATTATAGGAAGTGTGTATCGACTAACCGTGATGAGTGTAGCGGTGTAGGATTGGAGATAAGCACCAATTCCAAGCAGTCGGCTCGTTGATGAGAGTAACGGACTCGGAGAGAATATATAGTCAGTGTGCATAGTGATATGCAATTAACATGTGTAGATCATTTTTAACTCCATATGTAGATGCAAATGGAAAACCAAAATATTATGGTAGGTTTAATCAAGGTGTTGTCACAATTAATTTACCAGATATTGCATTATCTTCAAATGGTGATATTGAAACATTCTGGGATATTTTTGACGAAAGAACAGAGCTGTGCCATAAAGCATTACAGATGAGACATAAAAGACTTGAGGGAACACCGTCAGATGTAGCTCCGATTCTCTGGAGATATGGCGCATTGGCAAGATTAGAAAAAGGCGAAACTATTGATAGGCTTCTCCATAATGGATATTCTACTTTATCTTTAGGATATGCGGGCTTATATGAATGTGTGAAATATATGACTGGTAAATCTCATGCAGACGGAGATAATGGAGAAAAATTTGGACTCGAAGTAATGCAAGCATTAAATGATAAGTGCAATAAATGGAAGAATGAAGAAAATATTGATTATAGTTTATATGGTTCTCCTATTGAATCTACTACATATAAATTCGCAAAATGTTTGAAGAAACGTTTTGGAATAGTAGAAGGAATTACGGATAGAAACTATATCACAAATTCTTATCATGTTCCAGTTTTTGAAAAAATTGATCCATTCACAAAGCTTTCAATCGAAAGCAAATTTCAAAAATTAAGTCCTGGTGGTGCAATTAGCTATATTGAATGTGCTGATTTGACATATAATATTGATGCAGTATTAGAAGTAATGCAATTTATTTATGATAATATTATGTATGCCGAATTAAATACCAAATCTGATTACTGTCAAGTTTGTGGTTACGATGGTGAAATTAAAATCGTAGATGAAAATAATGAATTAATTTGGGAATGTCCTAATTGTGGAAACAGAGATAAAAATAAAATGAATGTAGCAAGAAGAACCTGTGGATATATCGGAAGTAACTTTTGGAATAAGGGAAGAACAGAAGAAATTGCTGAAAGGTATGTACATCTTGACGATCATGAATACAAGGAGAAATAGTATGGCACAAATTTTTAAAATCAGTGGTTAT